CGCTTCCGCAGGAATGCCTCGGCGTGCTCGTGCGCTTCGCGGATGTCGAGTTCGCGGCCCTTCAAGGCGACTTTCGGGTCCTGCGGCGGCTGCTGGGCGAGGAAGCCCTCGGCGTCGGGGATCAGCGCGGCATCGAGGATCGCCATCCTGATCTTACGGCCGTCAAACAACGGGTCGTCCTTGAACTGCATCAGGAACTGCGCCCGGCCGAGGCGCTGCATGTCGGTGACCATCTGCGGGTCGCTGACCGGGGCGACCCCTGCCGATTTTGCATAGTCGTCCCGGGTGATCGACTTCCACTCGTCGCCGTCCATCCAGCCGCCCTCGAGCGGCAGATAGAGCCGATTCAACCGGAACAGCTTGCGGAACTCGTACCCCAGCGACCGCAGGATCCGCTTGTGGATGGCCGAGTAGACCTTCAGCCCCTGCTCGATCACGGCCAGCGTGGTGATGCCCGAGGTGTTGTCCCCTGGCATGTCGCCGACCATGACATCCTTGACCGCGGCGATCTCTTTGCCGGCTTCGACCAGGAACTGCACCAGGGCGAACAGCACCTGGCTGGGCCCGGGGAACGGCAGGGTGAACACCTGGTCGCGGATGTTGCCGCCCATGGTGTTGACCGGCTTGTACTCGCCGACCTGGAAACGGACCGCGCCGGTGTTGATGGACAGCCCCGAGCCGATGAAGCCGCCGCCCACATTCTGCAGGTGCCCGGCATCGAACATCTGGTTGAGCGACGTGTTGATCGCCTCGTTGATCGGGAACAGCAAATGGCCGAAGCCGATGTCGTAGACGCATGACGCCGGCGACGGGATGAAGCCGAATTTGGTGTAGTAATCGACCGGTTCGATCCGGCGGATCCGGTCGTCGCGCGTCCACTCGACGCCGCTCATCTCCCAGCCGGCGCGGATTCGGGCCAGTTTTCCCGAGTCGCGGGCGATGGTGACGATCACCGGCTCGGCGTAGCCGTCGTCATCCAGGTCATAGCGGCGGTGCTGCTCGAGGAAGGTGACCGGGCTGTCCTCATCCTCGGCCGAGCGCTCATCGGTGTCGGCCCCGTAGTCGCGGTCCAGATAGATTCCGGACCGAATGCGCTCCTCGATCTGCCAGGGGTAGAGCTCGAAAATCTCGGTCTTCCGCGGGGCGGTCTCGAAACTGCGGGCATGGTAATTCACGCACAGCCGGGTCGCATCGACGGTCTCGGAGACGTTGCGCTTGAGGTTGGGGTCGAAAAACGACTTCCGGAACATGGTCCCGACGATCGGCAGGACGATCAGCATCCGGTCGGTCTGCGGCTCCCACTCCTCCTGCTCGGTCAGGAGCTGCCAGCTCATGTGGCGACCGACGAGATCGGCCTTGATCTTCTTGGCGCCAGGCGGCGAGACCCACTGCGGGACGCCCTGGATTTGCAGTTGGCCGCCGGTGGCCGGATCAGGTGTCGGCGTGCCCTTGTCGTCCCCGACGATCTGGCCCTTGACCACGTCCTTGTCGCGGATGATCGACGGGTAGGCGCGCGCGGCGAACTGGATGGCGGCCGAACTCAGCAGCGGGTAGATGACATTGCTCGCCCGCGGCCACGGATAGGTCTTCTCCTCCGTGATCTGCATGGCGAAATCGAGCCATTTTTGGTATTTTTCGAGGTAGTCGGCGCAGCTTTGCTTGTCGACCTCGTACTCCCGGCTGACGCGCATCTGGAGCTTGTCGAGTTCGGCGTTGGTATCGCCTTCCCGGTCGAAGAACTCGTCAGCGATATTGACCATCCGCGCCCAGCGCTTCAGCAGCGCGGCGTGCTCGGATTCGGGCGGTTTTTGCGACTCGGAGGCCGATTCGGTGTCCTCGGCGGTGTCGGGCGGCGCGGCGCCGTTGCCCTTCGGCAGCAGACTCGGCGGCAGGCCGGGCAGCGAAGGGGGCGCGGGACCGGCGAGGGTGGCGCTCATGGCGGGAACCGACCCGCGGACAAGATCGCCATCACGACGCAGAACACCCGATAGGCGCCAAGCCACATGCAGACGAGCAGGAAAATCTCAAGCTGATCGTCGGTCACGCCGCCACCTGCACATCCAGCCGAAAGCCCCTGATCCGGGGTGCGCGTCGCGGCGGATGCCGGCTCGGGCCGTCGGGGCCGTAGCGCATCACGGTCGCCCGGGCGGCGACGTGCGGCAGCTCAGACTTATATGTGGCACGATATTCGCCGGCGAACACGGCGATCTCATGCGGCTCGATCTGCCTGATCTTATTCGCCACGGCCTGGGCGGCCCGCGCCGGCGACGCGCCCATGTCCAGCAGCTTCCAGGCCTGCACGACGCAGTTGACCGCCGAGAGGTTGGTCGCGTTCTCGTCGATCACCCGGCGCAGGTCGGCCGGCAGCGAGTCGTAGGCCGACATCTCGTTCTCGCGCGTCGCCAGGCGCAGCGGGGCGCCTCGGAAGGTGTTGTTGGCACGGCGCTGGTTCACCCTTCGATCTCCACCCGCTCCCAACCGCGGCTCCAAGACGACTGTCGCCAAACCTCATGCGGATCGGCCTGAAGTTCCTCAGGACTGATGATCTGATCCTGAATTGCCTCCCGCGTCACAAAGCCGCCGCGCAGCATTTGCTCACGAATTTTCGGCAGTTCGGTCTCGCGCCAAAGGAACGCCTCGCGCTGAAACTGGGCATTCAGTTCGTCCATCTCAGCGACGGTCAGCATGCTGCACCTGCTCAGTAGCCGGTCACTATGCTCCGGCTGCGGTCATCGAGGAACTCACCGTAGCGCCCGCGCGAGCCGCCGTCATCAACCGGTGCACGGAGGCCGGCGCCGAACATCCGCGTCCCGCCGTAGCCCAGCGCATCGGCCACATGGCTGTAGTGGTTCTTCTCGGGATTTTCGGCGTACCGCTCGCCGCTGATCCGCATGCGCCGGAAATGGTAGCCGCCCATCAGCGCGCGCCGGAGCACTTTGCAGCGCGGGTGCAGCACGAATTGCGGGTAGCCGCCGTCAACCAGGGTGCGCAGCGGTTTGGCGACCGACTCGATGCGAATTGCCAGGGTCTGAAGCGCCGGCTCGATCCCGATGCTCTTGGCATGCAGTATCTGGAAACACGTTTTCTCGTCCGACTGCGCCCGCTGCATGCCGGCCGGGTCGCCCACGTCCTGAAAGTCCTCGTGGCTGTATTCCCGAGCGCAGTGGTCGAGTACCTCGTCGGAGAATTTGTCGGCCCCCATGCTGCTCGATGTCAGCTCGTCGAAGACGATCCACTGGCCGCGGGGTGTGATCTGGCTGAGCACACATGCCGGCGTCAGGCCGAAGTCCCATGAGCGCAGGATCGGCAGGCCGCTGATCGGTTTCGGCCAGAGGCGCTTGTCGGCCGGGCAGTGGAGGGTGTCGTTGTAGCGTGGCCAGACCGGCTTGCCCTCGACGACGAAGCCGTACTCGCCGTGGATGTAGACCTTGACCCATTCGGGGTCCTTGCCGATCGCGAGGCGCGGGTAATAGCCAACCGGGAGATTCTTGAGGTTCTCGGCCTTGGGCGACAGACCGCTCGGCTGCTTGAACAGCGTCCGGTAGGTGTCGACGGTCAAGCCAGGGGTCGTTTTGGCGAGCTCCGCGACGTGCTCGGACAGGTCGCGTTCCTCGAAAAACTTGTACCACTCGGAGTCGACGTCTGGCGCGTTCGTGTCGGTGAAGACGCCCTGCCAGGTCGGGCCGCCGTCGGCCATGCGCGGGAAGCGTCCGACGCGGCCTTCTAGCGCCTCAAAGATCGTCCAGGGGATTTCCCGGCCCTCATTGACCCAGGCGCCGGTCAGGTCGAGCGACAGCAGGTTGCCGAGCTGGTCGGGCCGATCGAGCGCGCGGAACATGACTTCGATCTCGGCACCGCGGTCGTCGCCTTCCGCCCGGAGCGCGCGGATGACGTACTGGTGCTTTGACGGGACCCAGTCGCCGAACTGGTGCGGCGGGAACCATTGGAGGAACGTCCGGATGGTCGTGTCTTCGAGCTGGCGGAAGGTGTTGCGGATGACCGCCCAGCGCGACCGGCGGACGCCATCGGCAAGCGGCTTCTGCGCGACGCCGCGCTGGCCGAGTTCGATGCAGCAGGCCGAGGACTTCCCGGAGCCGAATGGGCCCATCAGACCGCGGAAGAAGGCGTCGCTCTCGAAAAACCGCTGGATCGTGGGCATGCCCTCGCAGGAGTAGACCAGGGGCATCAGACCATCAGCCCGGCGCGCTCCGCTCGCTTGACGGCCAACATTGCCCCGAGCGCGACTAGGACCACTCGCGGGATGTCGGTCTCCCCGGATGTCCAACGCCTGACGGTTCGAGGGTCCTTCCGCATATCGCGGGCAATCTCAGTGCCATCCCAGCCGCCATAGAGTTCGGTCGCCAGAGCGCGGAATCGTTGTCGGCGCTCATCACCTGTCATCTTCCACATCAGATTCGGGTTAATCTGGGGTTCAAGAACGGCTGGCATCGTCCGCACCAAATGTGAAATCCCCCATCAGCCGCTGCACGCCGCGCTGCTCGACAAGATCAAATGGCGGTCCGTAAAGCATCGCGATGGCATACTTCACCAGCATTTCTGCCTGCGCGCGCTTAATATCGTCGATCACAGGAGCCTTCAGCGCGCGTCCGCTGTAGTCCTTCAGTTCCTGGACCACGTCGAGCAAACCCGACGCAAGCGTGTGAAGGTCATCGCCGTCGACGTAGATCATCGGTGCGCCGGCGGGTGGTGCGCGTGGGCGCCGACCGGAGCGCCGCCAAGCTGCTTCGCCCGCTTGTTTACCCAGGCGCGCGCCGCGGCGGGGTTCTTCGCCCGGCCGATGTCGTGCTTGGCCCGCGCTAGGTCGGCCTTGTCCTCGATCGGAAAGCCGCCACCCTTCATCGTGTGACCGCGCTTCTCGGAAGCATGCCGGCTGGATGCTTTGACGCCGCCGCTCGGGGTGAACGTGGTTTTCGCCATCCTGGTGCCTCCGCTCAGTCCCTTCGGCTCGTTGCCGGTGGTGATGGTCATGCGGCCGCCGGAGGTTCGGCCGGCTCGTCGTCATCACCCGGCTTTTTGACCGTGTAGGCCGTCGCCCGGTTGCCGAGTTCGGGCAGCCGACCGCGGATCATGTCCATGAACGCGATCAGCGCGCCGTGCGCCATCGGCATCGAGATCGCGTGCTCTGTGCCGTCGGGCTCGATCGCGTGGATCCCGGCGTTGCCGTCGCCCATGTCGTGGATCAGGATGCCGAGAGTCGGGGGTGGCGGGGGCGCGATCTGCGCTTCCACCTCGGTGAGCGGTTCGGTCGTGGCCCGCTCGTACCCCATCTCGTTCAGCGCGGCGTCGGTCGCGACCCCGAGTCGCTGGACCGCGGCTTCGCGGTCGGTCGGTTCATCCCCAGAGGCAGCCGCTCCGGACCCATCGCTGGCATCCGGAGCGGCCCCGGCAGCATCAGTCTGCTCTGGGGGGTGTATCTCGGTCTCGCCAGGAACGGCGGCGGTCGTCTCGGTGTCGCTCATGCTCGCTCCCGGGCTAGTTTCGGGCCAGTTTCAGGCCAAAACCCGCCAATAATCGGAAATGGAAACTCAGCGCTTCCCGCGCTTGTGGCCCTTGTGCCCGTCGACGTGATGCGGCCGGACCTCGTCGTGGTTGAGCAGGTGGTGGTGGTCGTGGTTGTGGTGATGTGGCCCGTGGTGGCTGTGCGCCGTCGCGTGCATGTTATCGTCGCCCATGTGCAGCGCTGGCGGACCGGCGCGCTCGTGATCGCCGAGATGGACGCCGTCGTGCGGCATGTGGTCCCCGTGATTGTGCGCCACGGCATGGCCTGGCAGCGGCCCGACGCCGAAGTTCGACGCCCCGACCGGCCCTTTGCCCTCGCCCATGCGGGCGCGCTGGCGGATCCCGCCGCTGTCGTCCGAGTTGATCAGGTTACCCGGCGCGTGTGCGCTCGACTCGGCCATGGTGTGCTTCCTTGTGCTCAGGGTCGTGGTGAGCGTGCTGCGCCTCTCGCTGCACGTTTAGCGCAATGGCGATGCTTTGTCGCTCCGGTTTTCCGGCCTCCCGTTCGCGACCTATATTCTCCCCGACGTCGGCCTTCGAGGCAGAGTGAATCAACGGCATTACCGTCCCGTCCCCTGCTGCACAGATATAAGTCGGACGCCGCCGTCCTTGGAGAGCCCTCGGTTCAGCCGGAGGGCGACCAGCTTGCCACCGGCCGACGCCGCGACCTGCACGGCCGCCTCCAGCGTCATGTGCCCGGGCCGGCCGACCACCTCACGCGATTGGCCGCGGGCGATCACCAGGACCGAGTGGTTCGTGACGTCAACCGCCACGGCCAACAACCTCTGCCATGATGATCGCCTTCGGTAGCAGATCGAGTAGCGCTTTGGCCGTCGAGAGCCGCAAAATCAGGGAGTTGGCGCCATCCGGGGACATCACATAGATCGAACTTCCATCAGGGTGAACGTCGCAGGCCAACCGGCCTGGCGCTGTCCCGGTAGCGGTCCGACATTCGACAATTGTCTCTACGCGACCCCATCCTCGCGCAGCCGCGTCCGAGGAGAGGGCCACGGGACCGACGATTATGCGTAGATGGCCGGTTTCGTCGTCTCGTTCGAGTTCGACCGTCTCGACTGAAGCAGCCGAGATGTCCCGCGGCGCGCGTCTCTTGCCACGAGGATGACTCATTGAGTTTAGGGCGACCCCGTCAACCGCCATTGCTCGGGACCGCCTGGACTTCCTCGAGCGGCGCCCCAGGTTCAAGGTCCGGTTCACCGAGTCGGGGAATCGCGGACACTGCCGGCCCGGCGCGGAGGTCCCAGTGGCGGCAGAAGTCGTCCGGGGCCACCGGCGGCCAGACCGTGATCGGCCGCAACCGCATCCGACCGGGGATGACTTCGCCGGGCCGGAGCGGGTTCATCACCGGCGGCGTCTCCTGCTCCTGCAGGACGTGGGCCGTCGGTGGTGCACCATGGCAGGCGAGCCCGCGCATCGCGTCATGGTGGACCCAATAGCAGGTGTCGCACCGCTCCTCGCGCCGCTTTTTCGGGATCGCCAGCTTCAGGCCCTGGATCTCGGAGCCGTTCATGCCACGTCGCCCCAGGCAACCAACGTAGCGATGCCCGTGCACATGAACGCGATCAACAGCGCGCCGAATGCACGCTCATCGGCCGGCGAGAGCAGCCGCACCGCGACCGCCGATCCGCCAATGCCGACCCAGCCGCCCGTAACGGTGCAGGCGACGACCAAGCCCGGGAGCCCACCAAGCATGCCTCTCATCGCTTCACGCTCTGCCAGTCACGAACAAAGACCTCATATTCAACGTCGATTGCGAACGTGCTGATGCGTCCCACCACCCCGATGCACGTCGAACCGGCGATATATGGTGTTGCGGTGGTCACGTAGCGGAGGTCGACTGCAACACGATGGTGCCAGGTCAGATATTCGACCGAGGAGCCGCCATCGGGGTTGTTCCGATATTCGATATCCGGGTCCGTCCGATATTCCTTGATCATCCGATCGGCCACCCAAGGAGCGCCGAGGTGAACAGCACGGTCAGCACCAGGCAGACCACCAAGGCACAGATCGCGATCACCGTTGCCGCCCAGTCCTTCCGCGGCTTCACGTGGAAGAAGTCGCCCGGATAGGCGTTTCGAAGCGGGTCGGTGTTGCGCATGCTGGCGTCCCCCGAGGTGGCAATGAACGCCACATTCGCCCCGATTGCCACGCCGATGCAAGAAAAACGGCCGCCTCTGGCATGGGACGGCCGCAGTTTTGCTATCCGATCAGGGTAAGTTATGCGGGGTCACCATGGCCCAGACGTGGTCATGGCGCCAGCCATCTTTCGGACGGGGCGCCATGACCTGGACCTGTGCGCGGCTGATCGGGGGACGAAAAGCCGCAGGGACAGCCGCGATATGACCGCTCATGCGCTGCGATTCAAGCATTTTCCGACGTCGGCGCGCTATTAGCGTCCGAAACTGCTCATGTTGAGGATGAAATCGTCTTCCCATCGTCATTCATGAGATACGCATCACCCGGGACATGGTGCGTTTGCAGTTCCCCGGATCTAAGCCGGACGAATGCCACGGTCTCCATCTCCGGCGCGGGGCCTGCGCCCAAAGCGCGAGAGAATTTGACCGATATCACATCGGCCAACATGAGATAGGTTTTTCGCGACTCGGCATCAGATGCGGAGTTCGCATCCATAATCTTGAGGTACACGGTGCTGCTCCTAGTGCTCGTAACCCGCAGCCCTCGCTGGGGTGTCGCAGTATAACCCTAGAAACGCGAAGCCCGCCACCCGGCTTGCGCTGGGGACGGGCTTGCGGCTATTTTCGGATGGCCAGCGGGGTTCGCAGCCCCGAGGGCGACTGACACGGATCCAGGGCACGCATCAGCCAAATGGCACCTCCCGATATGGTGCCGCACCGGCCGAGGCAAGCCCGAACATGAAGGAGCTTGCCGAATGGCCGAACTTCACCATCCCCCGAACGGCATCAGCAGCCGGTTCCAAGACTCCGCGTTCAATCCGACCACACCGGACGACGTGCTGACGCGGCTGAAAGGCGCTCTGGGGCTACATGAGAGGTTCCTCGAAAGGTCCATGGAGCGGCCGCTCGACGTCGGTTCTATGCGCGATGTGCTCCGCGACGCCGTGGCCGAGATCGAGCATCTGCGGGCCGGGGCGCCACGGTCGCCGCTCGACCTTGGACCGCTCAAGGAGGCCGTGGACCGCGTGATCGAGACTAATGCGCGCCTATCCGAGACCATCGGCACAATCATCGCCAGGGTGCCGGCATGATCCCGCAGCGCTGGTGGGATTGGCTCGCCGGCTCAATGACCGGCCTCGCCATCGGAACATGGTTCTCGGTCCTGATCGGACCAGCACCGGTCCTCTCCCTGGCCCTCGCGACACTCGCCGCGGTGACGTCCTCCATCGGCAGCTTCCTCCGCAGCCGCATCCCGGAACGCCGCCCATGAGCAACCGTCTTGACGCCGCCCCACCAACCGTCGCCTACTATCCCCCCATCCAACCGGGGGCGAAGGTGCTGATCGAGTTCCACGTCGAGGCCACCAGAGCCGACGGGTCGCTGATCAAGATCAGCCTCGCCGGCAGGCCTCACTGGATCACCGTCGATCGCGTCGAGGGGCTGCGGTGAAAGAGCCGCCCTGGTACGCAGATAGCTGCTTCCGCTCCTGCATGACCGCAGCGGCGATCTGGGCCAGACATTCTGATCCATTCGCCCGCTGGGCCGCACGCTACTGGCTCAACCAGGCTATCGGTTGGGCGAGCCGTTGATGCCCGAGTATCGCGGCTTGGCGTCCTGAGCCGGCGCAGGCGCCCAAACCCGTCCAGTCACCAAGCTGACGCACGGCCCAGCAGCCCCGCTCGACTGCCGACCAAGACCCTTCGCCCGGACCAGCTTGTTCCCGCGATCACCACCAGCCTTGAAATTCCGATACGATTTCATCCGTAACCTTGGCTACAGGTCGTGCACGCGGCCTACGAAAACTCTTTCCCGCACATGCGCGCGCGCGTAACTGGGTACCCCGGTGTCCTACGGGGTACCGCAAATACCCACGAATTATCACAACACCGTGAACCAACACCATTTCCCCACCAAACCCCCATTCGCGTTTCACACAGCGAAATTCCAAACGCACCGCCCAGGTGCCGATTCGCCAAAACTCGCTCCCAAAAATTCCCGAGCGCGGTCCTCACACCAAGGCCGGGGGGTCAATCGCTCCCACCGCAGAACTCCCAGAAAATTCCGGGCGCGATCTGATGTTCGAGGCCCCGGGGGGTTCAGCACAGCGAGGATGGGGGGACCCAGGCCATGGCGCAGTTCGAACGTCCTTGGGGGCCGGGTGGCCTGCCGCGGTCGGCGCTGCCCTGGTGCGCAGGCATGGGCTCGCACGGTCCGACGCATGACAGGACAGCGCGGGGATTACCAATCAGCGGGTTACGCGCGACAATGCCAGCAATGCCAATAGCTTACAGAAAGCGCGCCGACCCGTGACAGGACATTGACAGGACAGGCGCGCTACTTCCTCACAATCTGCAGCACCACGGGCTGGAACCGATCCACTGGCTTGCCGGTGACTGGGTCGACGGCCGATGCCCCGCGATCGGTGATGAGGCCCATCAGCTGGGCGACGTTAACGGCGGCTTGGCGCTTGTCTGCGAACTCATACGAGATCGAGCCATCCTTTGCGGTCTTGATGCCGACGATCGCATACGACTGATCACGAGTGAGCGCCTGAATATCCTTAACGATCAGTCGCTTGCCGTCTGGCGTTGTCTCAATCTCGAAGTAGTCGCGCACGTCATAAGCGGCGAGCCGGATCAGCATGGACGCCAGCGCCTGCTGGGACACCGCGTACCGGTCGGCAAGCTCGCGCACGGCCACTTGCGCCGCGTTGTCGACCCGAGCGAGCGCCGCGGCGACCTGGGGGACCTTGCAGAGATTGGACGCCATGGAGCGAATGCTGGCGGGATCTGGTGAACTGTCAGGGTAGGCAGAACGATACGCGGCGCTGCGATTGCCTCCGTTGGTGCGCAGGGCTTGGACGAAGGCGCGCTGCTTGTCGGTCAGCGGTCGGAGGCCATAGCGGCGTGGTGCTGACTTGGCGCGTGGCGTTGCAGTAGTCGCGGGGTCGACGGCTTCGCTCAACGGTCATTGCTCCTGCTGGGATTGATCGGGCATGGGAGCGATAGCACGCGGCGGCATGAAGCGTGCCATGTGGGAGTGCGAGCGAAAGAAAGTTTACGGGAGGGGACGATTTAGCTGTACATATCCCGCACGGTGCGGTATATATAATGACGGCACGGGGGAACGTGCTTTCGGACCTGAAGGGACAATCAGATGACACGTACACCACGCACGACAACGACACAGATGCGCTTGCTTGTTCGTGGCTGGCCTCAGCGTCGACTGGCCATGCACCGCCGCTGGGCTCGCGAGACGATGCGCGAGCCGGTGATCCCGGCGCGTCCGGGCTGGCTGGCCTCGGGGCCTGATATTGTTCATTGCGCGCGCTGGATTGCGGTGATCCGAGCCGAGGAACTGCGCCAGGCCATGATCCGGCGCGCGGCATAGGGGGCGGACATGGCAAGCAACGTATCGGCGCCGATTGCTGACATGCTGGCTGCGAGCAAGCGCAGCGGCGCGACGGTCTATCGGATCACCGCGCAGGACATTGTGGACGCGCGCTGGCCTGGCGTACGGACATTGGCGGACGCGCAGGACAAGGCTGGATGGTACTGGGATACCGCTCGGTCCTTTTCGTCCGGTCCGTTTGCGACTTGGAGTCTGGCGATCCGCGATATCGAACGGATGCTCGGCGCCGACGTAGTCATTCGCGGCTACTGAGGGGGGATCAGATCATGGCCTACCAAGTGACAGCCAGCCCGACACATGACGCCGAGATGCGGCCGATTTGCGTCTATCGGTTGCGACGGTACGCGGGCGCTGGGACGGCTTCGGTGATCGAGTCGCTCGATAGCCGGTCTACGCGGACGGAAGCGGAGACGGCCCGGGATCGCGTCAATGCCGGCGATGTCACTGGCCTGCGGTTCGCCTGCTACGCGGACGATTGACTGGCAGCATAGGGAGTCAGCTTCGACTGCCTCCTCATGCCGCCGGCATGGCGCCGCGGGACGGCGCGGACTCTCGAAAGGACCTTGGACAATGTACATCTCGAATCGCTTTGCTTCGATGTCGCGCTCGTCATTGAACGGCGGACCGTTGGACGACGACGAGTTGCGCCGTCGCGCGCCGTCCATCTTTGCGACTGAGCGCCACGAAAGCCGGACAGATCGGTACAGCTACATCCCCACGGCCGATGTGGTTGCCGGGATGCGCCGCGAGGGCTTCGAGCCGGTCATGGCGAAGCAGGGTGGCAGCCGGATTGCCGGGAAGGCGGAGTTTACCAAGCACCTGATCCGGTTCCGGCCGGCCGGGACGGAGCCAGTCGCGCGCGAGATTGGCGGGCTGTATCCCGAGGTGGTTGTGGTCAACAGCCATGACGGGACGAGTGCCTACAAGGTGATGGCCGGCCTGATGCGGCTGGTCTGCCTCAACGGCATGATGGTTTCCGACCGCGAGATCGGCAGCGTGACCGTGGCGCATAAGGGCGATGTGGTCTCGAAGGTGATCGAGGGCAGCTATACGGTCATCGAGGAAAGTCGGCGGGCAATCGAAGCGGCGCAGACCTGGGCGGGTGTCAGCCTGTCGCGTGACGATCGGCAGATCATGGCGCAAGCCGCGCATGTGCTGCGGTTCGGGGATCCCGAGGGCGAGACGGACACGGCGATCACGCCTGACCAGCTTCTGCGCGTGCGCCGGTCGGAAGATCGGGGCGAGTCGCTTTGGCTGACCCACAACGTCATCCAGGAGAATGTGATCCGGGGCGGACTGTCGGCCTGGGGACGGGATGCGAACAATCGCCAGCGGCGCACGACGACTCGCGAGGTCAAGAACATCGACGGGGACGTACGGCTCAACCGCGCGCTCTGGATGCTTTCGGAACACATGGCGGCACTGAAAAACGCGGCCTGACGCGCCCCCACTGTGTCGCCCTGGCTTGCCAGGTCGGCATTGTGGCGACGCCACACCCGGGGGGACCGGGCAACTACGAAAGGACAGGATCATGGTTGAAATTCACTCACGCGACGCCGAGGCTTTGAAGCGCAATGGTTGGCGCCTGATCGGACCCGGCAGCGCGCGGCGCGACTACCCGGGCGGCATATCCGCCGTGATCACCGCGGCTGGCCACTGGGAGGTGCAGGGCCCGCAGCATGGTGCCAGCCGCTCCATCATGGACGGAAACGAGCCGACGGTCATTTGCGCCGCGATGGAGGCCAACGAACGCGCATGGTCACAGCCAGAGTACCTCGAGGCCTCGCAGGCCGATCGCCGTCGCAAGCTGGGCTTCGGCACGCTGGCCGGCGCATGACCCGCCACACCTGGGCAATCCTGGCACTCGGTCTGATCCTGGCACTCCCGGCGCTTCTGCCGGTGCTGGCGATCATGGCCGAGTCGGTCGGGCTATGACCTGGCTCCTGGCCGTCCTGGCCGCGGCGCTGACCTTCTGGGCATTGCGTGCCCTGGGCTGGCGTCGCGGCTGGGCCTTTCTCGCAAGCCTCGCGGTCCTGATCGTGCTGGGCCGCGCCAATCGTGGAGACGGACACCGATGACCATCATCCTGCTGGCCGTCGCCTGCGCCACGCTGGGCGCCTGGGCGGCTTTCGTGCTGATGCTGGCCTGGACGGGCCCCGAGCCGTGAGCACCCCTTCCCCGCCGCGCCTGTGCGACGCCTGCGGCCATCTGCTGGACACGGACAGCTCATTCGACGGCGGCGGGCGCGTCCCTGAGCCGGGCGATTGGTCCCTGTGCGTCAACTGCGGTGCGTTCAGCGTCATGCATGCGCACGGCTGGCAACCTGCGAGCGCGGCTGAACTGTCTGCCCTTGGCCCAGAGGAGCGCGCCGACTTGGAGAGGTATCGGGAGATTCTGGCCATGGTTCGACGCTGGAAGCGACCGATAGAAAAAACCGGCCCCGCTCACTGATGGCCCGCAAGCCGAAGCGATCGGTATTCCCCGAGCCCGCCCGCGGCCGCAGGCGATGGCGCGATCCGCTGGTCACACCCCGGTCAGAGCGCGCGAAAGCTGCGATCGAACGCCTAGCCGTCACGCCCTTTCGCCTATCCAAGCTGCTCGGACTGGATGCCGATACCGTCTACCGCTGGTTCGGCATGGGGCAGCGCCAGACCGAGCCTCAGTCTTGGCTGCTGCGCGTCCTGTGGCTGTTCGAGCGCCACCCGGGGCTGATGGACGAGCTGACCGGCTACTACGACCCCGAGGCTTGGCGGCCGCCTAAATTCGTGATCGAGGCTACCCGGAAGGCCCGTCGTGAGGAAAAGGCGAGACTCCTGTCAGAGCGCCTGGCTGCCGAGACTGCGGCGGCGACCGATAGCCCTGAGCCGGATCCGCTCCCTGATCCGCCAGCATTGCCTCCGTCTCAGCCGCGTCCACCGCAGCCTGCTGCCGTTCCCGTATCGCCTCCACCACCTCCGGCTCTATCCCCAGCCGCTCCACCGCCGCATCCACCGCAGCCTGAACGGCCTCGTCTCCCCTGGCATCGGCTGACATGAAGATGTCGGCGAGCGCGCCAGCGACATCGGCGACCGATAGAAGCCGCGTGGGGTCGGACCGATCCATCTCTGCCAAAAGGCGCTTGGCATTCTCGCCTGTTGCCACGTAACCACCCGGCGGCGAATAGCCCTGGGTGATCGGAACGTACGGCCCTCCAATCGGCTCACCCAGCGTATCGACGATCACCCTCGGCGTTACACCCACCGCAATCTCCTCCTGCCCCTGCGGAGCCGGTACCGGCACCGACTCGACTGCGTCCGCGACCGCTTCGACATACTCCGTCAGCCGGACCGGCCACTGCCGCTTGCCCTTGCGCACCGCCAGCGCCTGGCTGATCGTCAGGTCGAACCTCTCCCCGAAGCTGACCCATGACCAGCCGGTGCGGTGTACCGCGTCCTCCAGCCGCTTGCGTTCGTCCGCGTCCAGTAGCTTGCCTTCCAACATCGTCGGTCCTCCTGCTGGGAATGCACATGCACCGCAGAGCCTATCCCATGCGGCGCCGATGAACACGCAGCCGCATTCCTCGCATTCACAGCCGCCGGGCTCGGCTGCGGGACGGTCGCGGCTGCCGTCGACTCGCGTGCAGGCCAAGACGGCGCTCACAGCAACGCCTCCTGCCGATCCGCTTCCAGCTTCGCTCCAGCGTCGGCGACTGGTTGGCGGAAGTACTCCAGCGATTTGACCCCGCCGGCCGGCTTGCGCGACCGTTTGATCAGGTCCTCGATCCAATATGGCGATTTGTTCGCCCGCAGCCATTCCGCCACGATCGCCAGGCCGCCGGCGACTCGGCTCGGGTCCATGCCTGCAGCGTCGCACACGTCGCAAGCCCAGCCCGCCGCGTCGATGCCGTGGCCGGTGAAGCCGCCGAGCCACCACTTGCCGTCCTGCGCTGTCGCGTCCGGTAGGGTCGCGGCCCATGCCCGGGCGCCATACGGGTCGTCAGTCGGCGCTGGCTGGCCGCCCTTGACCACAGCGAACAACGCCAGCCCGGGCGCACGGCGCTGCGCAAACTTCACATCGTTTCTGCACCAGGTCCGCCATGCCGCGTCCCAATCAGCCATGAGGCTGCCTTTCGCCAGATGGTGGTCGACGAACGGGCCGACCAGTTGGGCCGGCTCAAGGCCGAGGTCGCGAGCAAATGCCGCGCACCGCGCGCTCGGCTGCCAGTCCTCGGCGATTCGCGTTCGCTTGTCGGTCACTTTCATGTCGGAATGCTCCCGTACCTCAGAGGAAGGCTATCTTCTTCTTCCCTTCAAAGTCTCAACTTCCCAAGCGGTGAGCGTTTTGGCTTCTGGCAACAGTCGGCCTTGGGAACGGCCTGCGCCAATTCCCGCCGACCGTTGCCAGAGAGCACTTCCCGAAGGGAGCCGCGCCCCACCCTGGCAGCCGACGGGAGTGCTCCCCGCCGACGTAGACACCCCGCTTGCGTCGGGACGGCGTGGCGCGCGGGCATGGCGACCGGCGCGGCCTGATAGCCGTTGCATCCGACTCCCGCCGCCCCTGGTGCCAACCGTTGCCGGCCAGTCTGGGCGTCCGCGCTCTGCGGGCCTCTCCTACGCAGTTGCTTCCTACCGATCCGGACGTAGCGATAGCCCGATGAGACCGGCAGGCCTTCACGCGCACGTCACAGCCGCGGGGATTGAACGCAGGCCCGAGTCGCTATATGCAACTGACACCTGCTGCTCGCGGCGGCGAGCGGAGCGTCGGAGGACTGTAATCCTGCCGGCGCGTCGAGATCGAAAATCTCACGGAGCGGCTCGCCCTGTCAACCAGTGGCGGGCCGTTATCGTGCGGGGGTTAAGCGTTAGTGAACCGGCGACCGCATCCCGCCGGGCCACGCGCGCACGCTCGACCAGGCAATCGCAGCAGAGGCGAGGCTGACCGATCGGGCGCCGACCGCGAGGAAACCGCGTCTCGCCATGATAGGAGCCGCAGTCGTGGCACGGGTCGCCCCAGGTGCGGACCTTCATGCGGCGTCCCTCAGCGGATACCAAGCGCGGCCGATCCACCGGGCGAGCGGGAGCGGTATCTTGGCGATCATGGCGCTGGCGGCTTTGCGCGCGGGAGATTTGGACGCGAAAGAGGCCGCACCTTGGTCGAACCAGAGCACGCCAGGGAGGCCGGGCTGCTTGGTGCCCTCGGTTCCGTCGTTGCGTCCAAGCGGCCCGTTCCCTACCGGCAGGTGCGCATGGACCAGTTTCCGCTGTCCGTACTTGAGGTCATCCATTGCGCGCTTCGCGGGAAGGGTTCCTCTCGGCGGCATGAGCGCCGGCACATCGCCCCAAAGGTGGAAACTACCAAAGTTCCAGCGCGACCGACCCACCCAAGGCTGAGCGCCGCGCACGTTTTCGACCACCAACGGAATGCGGCGCCCAGCCGCCTCGCAAGCCTCGCGCTGGATGCGAAAGCACGCCTCGAACAGCGTATTGTCGGGCGGCGGCAGCGCCTTGGCCCGCTTCCACGGCATCGCGCGGTAGCTATAGGCCTGGCATGGCGGCGAGGCGACGATCAGCGCCGCGTCCTTGAACTGGCGACCGTGCAGCGTCAGCACGTCCTGTAACACCAGCGTGGCGGGGTATCGGTGCTCGCCGTAGACGTGGCGCTCGATGTCGAAGCCGATCACATCGTAGCCCTCGGCGAGCAGGCCCGAGGCCCAGCCGCCGAGCCCGCAGTAGAGGTCGATGGCGAGCGGACGGTCAGTCACCGGCAGGCTTCAGCGGCCTCGGTGGGCCGCTCTGCGACTCCCACCCTTTCGGCGCCCAGCCACCAAGTCGCACCCAACGGGCGAACTCCTCGGCTGACACTGGCTGGCCTGGACCGTACGCATTCGGCTGGCTGGGCGGCACGTTCGCGAAGTCTGCTGGATCTGCCATGTCACTCTCCATTCCACAGTTCGCCAGGCGGCACTGAAACCGGGGCCGGAGCGTCGTCCGACCATTCGACAAATTGCGTGAGCGCGCCGACGTACCGCATCTTCACCACCTTGGCGCCCTCGTCCATGCGGTTCTTCGCCACGATCAGCTCAGCGAGTTCGCGCGCGGCGTCCAGCTTGGCGTAGTGCTCAGCGCGCTCGAGCGCCCAGTCCGACTCGGTCGTGCGCTTCCCACGCGGCGGCGGGTCGTGGTCCATAAAGAGGATCGGCCGGTGCACGAACATCACCGAGTCGGCCGCTTCCTCGCCACCGTACTTCAGCGACTGCATAGTTGGACGGCGCGCGCGGTTGTCGGAGGGCGGCCGCGACATCTGGGTCAGGACCAAAAACGGGATGTTGAAGTCGCCGGCGATCTCGCGCTGGGCATAGGCCGCGGCGGATACGCTGCTCGCGTCGTGACCGGCTGACCGGCGCTTGTCCTGCTGCTGTTCCTCGGGGTTGGCGACCAGCAGGTGGTCGAGGATCACCAGCGCGGCCGGCTTGCGCTGCAGGAGCATGCGCGTCTTGGCTCCCAGGACACGCAGCGGCGTCCGACGGCAGTCGTAGATGTCCAACGGCCAGTCGTGCATTTCCTTCTCGGCCAGCACCAAGCGATCCGCAGCGAGCATGTCGAAATCCCCGCGCATGACCGACCTGGCGCTGATCCCGGCGCGCTGACCGGCGATTCGGGCCGCAAGCTGCTCAGACGACATCTCGCGGCTGAGGAACAGGACCGGCTTACCGGACTGGGCGATCGAGGTGGCGATCCCTGCCGCAAGGGCACTTTTCCCGGAACCCGGAATGCCGGCCAGGATCGTCATCTCGCCTGGCCAGAACCCGCCCAAGGCCTGATCCACCGCGGCCAGGCCGGTCATCAGCGCCGGCGACTGACCGGTCGCAGCGGCTGCCGTAGCCCGCGCCAGTGTGGCGTGCACAGCGGCTCCGAGCGACGACAGGACCGCGCCCTTGCGGCCGCCGGTGCCCAACTCGGCCAGGGCGCGTTCAGCTGACGCGATCTGTGCAGCGGCATCCAGCGACGGATCCGCACCGAACGCCAGCGCCATCATGTCCTGGCTGATCTCGAGTAACTGCCGCCGAAGCCACGCATTACGGATGGTCGCCGCGTAGTCGCTGGCCATCAGCGGCGCCACCATCGCGCTCACGAGCTGCGCCAGGTAGGCCGTGCCGCCGACCTCGTCGAGTATGCCCGCGCCGTCCAGCACCGACCGCAGCGTCACGGCATCGGCCAGCAGCCCGGTCGTCACGCGGTCACGGATGATCTCGTACAGCCTCGAATTTACCGGGTCAGCAAACGACTCAGGCTCCAGCAGGTCGAGCACTTTGTCGAGCGTCCGGTTTGAGGCCAGGAGCGTGCCCAGGAGGCTTTGCTCGGCCAGGACGTTGCTCGGCGGCGCGCGCAGCGACGTGCCGAACAGGCCTGCCTCGTTCACTTTCCCGGCTCTGCGAACAAATCGGCGATGCGCTGGTCCGCTGGGTCCTCGGCGATGGGCGCCTGTATGAACAGGTCCCGTTGTCGCTGGGCCTGCTCAATGCGGCGGCAGGCGATGTCGAAATAGCGGGGCTCGATCTCAATGCCGATGAATCGGCGGCCTAGGCGTGCGCAGGCTACGCCGGTGGTCCCGCTGCCCAGGAAGGGGTCGAGGATCAGATCGTTGCCGACGAATGACAGGCACCATTCCAGCAATTCGACGGGCTTCTGCGTGGGATGTTCGCGCAGCGTGCCAGCACCCTTCTGGCAAAGGCCCTTCCACAGGTGTGAGAAAATGCGGTCGGCACCCGGCGAACTGCACCATGCGAACTCGACATCAGAAAAACTGTCCCACGGCTCCATGCCGCCCAGTTTATTCCACGCCAACCACCGACCAGCATCCGGCATACGGGAGGAAAAATGATTGGCTCCCCACATAATCAACTCAGGGAAGCGCAGCCAGTATTGAGGGTCAAACGGCTCACCGTCGCCAGCTATAGCCTCGATGTTGCGCTTCGCCTCACCACCGTTGCGCCGGGACGAGTGGCAACCTTTGCCGCCCTTCCCCTTGACGTAGGCGATCCCATACGGCGGATCAGTCACCACCGCATCCACATCCGAGAGCGTCGGCAGCACGTCCCGGCAGTCGGCAAGGTAGAGGGTAGCGCTCCCGATGCGCTCGATCCTCATCACTCGCCGCCGGCGCGACGCTGGAAGCTGAAGCGGCTCGGGGTTTCGTGCGGGATCGGGGCGGCGGGGTCCGGCCGATGCGTCTTCACGTAGCAGCGCTTCGCGTGGTCCTCGCAGTAGACGCCGCCGGGCAGTGTCGGCGCGTCGCAGTAGTGAAAATCCCGGGTTTTCGGCTCGCCCATCGGAAAAACGCACGTAGCCACGCGACCGAACAGCGCGACCGGCTTGGGCTTTGGCGACTCGGCGCGCAGCGGCGGTAACGGCTCCCGCAGGACGATCGGCGCGGCGGTCATCGGCGGAAGGGTCGGGCCTTCGCGCTTGGGAGTGGTAAGGCGCTGCGGTGCGGGAGCGCCATCCTCGCGGCGCCGGATCGGTGACGGCCGTCCCGGCAGGTCAAGCCGGTGAGATTTCGACACCACCGAGTTCTTGCTGACCCCGAGACGCCGACCGATCTCAGCGGTCGAATGGCCCTCGTCCCAAAGCGCACGCAACCGAATGATCCGATCGCTCGGCCAATCGGTGTCCTGTGGTGTCCGGTTGTAGGTCGTCCGGTCGTAGACTCCGATTGGCATTTCGTCCCCCGATCAGATGTCAGCCAGCCTGTTGCTCGGCGCTCCGCAGGTCAAGAACAAGCCGAGGTCGTTCGGAAAAACGCTTGTGGATCACAGCACTGACGATTTGGCTGTCATCGCGCAGCACGATCCCATTGAGGCTATCGCAGGCGATTTTCCCGTAGTTGTCGAAATCCGGCCGGGAGGTCGGCACGATGTCGCCGGCTTCGGCAGCAGCACGCTTCTTGGCCGACCACGAGGCGGGGATTTGCCGATAGGCGCACATTCGGAGCACAACCGGCCCGTCGTACGGCGGCGCACCACGCATCGCCGCGGCAGCGATCACCCGGATCGCCCCTTCCTCGGCCCGCGTCTTGCTGTCGGTGAAGATGCGCGCGTGGCCGCCGATGACCGCTGTGCGAGGACGTCCTTTGCCCCGCGGCGAGCCCGGGACAGTGAAGGTGCAGCGGAAGGCCTCGCCCTCGGTCATCAGGGCTCAGCGGGCGGCAGCGGCTGCCAGTGCGTGACGACCGTATATCCGCGCAAGGGATAGGGACCGAATTTGCAGTCCTCCACAGCCCACCCGAAGATGCCTGCGCCGTGAACCCGGTCCGTCCAGATGACTCGATGAACGCGGCCGGTCCACGTGTGGTTCGTCAGAACCAGGACAGGCTTGCCGTCCCACGGCGCCGCGGCCTGGTCGCCGTCCGCCGGCAATGGCAGCCAACCGTTCGCCATGGTCAGGCAGGATCCGCTGGCATGTCGCCGCCCAGCCGCTCGGCCTGGGCCTGCAGCGCCTCGACGGCTGCGGCGGCCGGTGACGCCTTCCGACCGCGCTTGGCAGGCGTAGCGGCGAGCGCCCCCACCTCATCGAGAACCGAGTCCTCGCCATCGGCTGCCTTGGCCGGTCGGCCGGGCTTCTTTCGCTCGGTCCGATCGGGCGCGTCCAAACCAGCATTGGCTCGGTCAGAGGCGCCGATGTTCCATCCGTCGTCCCAGCCCTCGAACGACCGCGTGCCGCGCGCGTTCGGGTTTAGCGACTTGACCAGGCACTGCACCGCGGACGCCTTGCGCCCCTCATCGTAGGCCGTCCGGTAGGCGATCTCGCCCTGAGCGGTAGCGTCCGGGAACAAGCTCGCTTGGCTGACGGACGTCGTCCAGGTCGCGTCGGCGAGGGTAATGTGGCCGAGGGCCAGCTTCACGCGGATGTTCGCCCTGTGCTGATCCTTGGCCGAGGATTTGTCCGCGTTATGGGCATCAGAGTATGCGGCCTTGATCGCCTTCTTCTCCTTCGCCTTGATTCCGCGCGCCTCAAACTTATCGAAGTGGGCAGCAATATCCCAGTTGATCGCAGTCCGCTCGCCGGCAAGCTGGGCATAGCCGAGGTAGCATTCAGCGATCACCTGTCCGAGCGCGTCAGTCGGTTCTTCGGCGGAGCCGTTGTGGCCGATCCCATTGTCACCAACTGGCGGCGTCGATCCGTCAGAGCGCGGCTTGCGAGGCATTTTTTGACTCCTTCGATTTTGTGTGGGGCCAGCCATCGCCCCGACGGACGTGATAGACGCTCGTGTAGCGCATGCCGAAACGCCGAGCGAAAAGGTGATAAGTCGCCGGACAGGCTGGCATGCTTCTCAGTTCTAGAACGGCCGCCTCGGTGAGCTTCGCAAACGTGTGGCGCTCGCCGTGAGCCATCGCGGCATGTGCGTGCGCGTCGGCGCCGTTTTCTGCATGAGTCGCCCAGCGGAGATTGTCTGGCCGACTGTTTTTGTTGTTGCCGTCGCCGTGCGCAACTTCGTGCCTCAGCGATGGCCGCGGGCCGTGGAACGCATAGGCAACGAGACAGTGCACGGGCTTGGATTTCTTGCGTCCGTTGACCACCAGCGCAAGGTATGGATAACCGTACCCGCGAGTAAAACGCGGTGACATCGGACGCCCAGCTTTGGACAAGATCAGTCCCGTGTCGGTCGCCCGATAACCGGGATACCCCGGGATTTCTCGCGCCTCGGACCAACCTGTCACAGCAGGCCCACCAGCTCGGTGTCGAGTTTCGACGGATCGGCCACGATGCCGATGTGCAAGCCGTCTTGCTTCGCCTTGTGGCATCGGAGATAGATCGCGAAGGCAACCCGGAATACGTTGCTCATCGTCGAGCCGCTTTCCTTGGCGATGCGCTCCAACTCGCCCTGGAGCTGCGACGAGACGACGAGGTTGAGGCGGACGGTTTCGGCCATACTGGTCTCCTGGCCGAACGTTGCCACACAAAAATTGCACACGCAAGACACAAAATCGGTGTTGACTTGGCGCGCGGGTCGTGCCTTCCATAGCCGCGATCGGGGGTTACATGACGCAGCACCACGAGCTCACACCAGAGCTGATCGCCCAATTCGAATCTGATACCGGCGCGAGCGTCGCGGCCTGGGAGCCGATCGTTCTCGGCTGGCTGCGCGACTACGAGGCGGTCGATCCCGAATGGCGAGAGGGGGCGGCCGGAGGTGTTCGAGCACTGGCGATCATCATCGGCCGGTGGCTCGCCGCCAAACTTCCTGCGAATCTTCCCTTGGAAGCCGCGGCGGCCATGTTCGCCTCAGCTTTACTGGAAGCCGCCGAGGGCGCCAGGAACGCGCACTGACATGGCTGACACAAGGGACTGGACCAAGCCGCGCGTAGTGACGGAGCCGACGGCTGGCTTCTACAAGGTCAGACTTGCCCCGCGTGCGTGGAAGGTCCCGGCCAAGCTGGACATGCTGCACGATGTCTGGACCGCGACGGTGGACGGCTCGCCAGCGCTCGGCTTCTGGACGCTGGAGGAGTTTCGCGACCTGCCCGACACAAACCTTGCTCAGAGGGTGCATTTGTACGGCGAGCGGATCGACCAGTCCGAGTACGACTACCTGAACGCCCTGCGCGACTACGCCAAGCTGCACAGGCCCCGCCACCCTGCCGCAAACCCGATGGAGGCCATCGACCTGCGGCTTCAACCTGTCGAGGAATTTTGACATGCCCAAGCGTATGATCGTGAGCATCGGCTACGACACCTACGCGTTCACGCCCCACGATTTCTCGTTTCTCGCTGACATGGCCGAGCGCGCGCCGCTGGTGAAGCGTGACGGGTACGGCAATCCGTACCGGGCGACCGGCGAGCGCCAGACTTTCATCACCAGCGCGATCCTCGACGACTTCGAGGAGGCCCCGCCGACGCCGATCTCAACGGCTGACGATCCGGTCCCGGCGCGCCCGGTCGACGAGGAAAGCCCGTTCTGATGGCCCATGCTTATCCGGTTGACACTCAAGCCGAAAAGGAAGTCGAAAATGGCAGTTTATGAGGGAGCAAAGTGCTGGTGGTGTGGGCATGGTACGCTTTGTTGGCGCACTGACTTGGATAGCAAGTCCGGAAAAAAGACTTTGCAGTGCAACTTGTGCGACCGGCAGCCGGTGAGAGGCACACAGGAAATATCGTGGGCGAAAACCGGGTAGGCATGTGATGACCATCCGCATGTCCGCAGCCCAGCGCGCCGCGCGCCGTCGTGAACGGACCACCAAGCTCGGTCCCACCGGGAGCCAGCAGTTCGTCGACTCGTTGGAGAACCCGCCGGAACCGAATGCGGCGCTGCAAGCCGCTGCCGAAGCCACGCGCGGCATCGGTGACAACTTGCCGCCCGGCCCAGCGCTAATCTTCACGGCGGACGACTGGATCGCGTGGCTTGAGCACCAGTGCGCCATCCTGCGCGAGCGCGAGAAGGAGCTGCTGGAGTCGTTCGGCCGGTTCGACAAGGGCTTTCCGGTCATCGACAACGACGATGTGCAGGGTCGGGCGACCGATCTGGCCAACAAGATCCGTGATCACATCAAGCTGATCGGGACGCATCACGCCATCGAGAAGGCGCCCGTGCTCGTGGCGCAGCGCGCGGTGGACGGCTTCTTCAAGGCGCTGTCCTCCAAGCTGGAGGCCGCGCTGCCGGTCATCAACCGCCGGCGCACCGCCTACGCCCAGAAGGTCGAGGCCGAGCGTCGCGCCAAGGCCCAGGCTGAGGCAAAGGCGTTGGCTGACAAGGCCGCTGCCGCCGCTGCACAGGCGATCCAGCATGACGACGCCGACGCCTTGGAGAGTGCCTCGCGCCTTGGCGACGCCGCCCAGGACGCCGCCGATGCTGCCCTGGCACCGGCTGCCGAACTGTCGCGGGTCTACTCACCGCTCGGTGGCGTCGCGTCCCTCACGACGCGGTGGAAGCTGGATGTCGAGGCGAGCGATCTTCTCATGCTGGTCAAGGCCATCGCGGCTGGTAAAGCGCCGCTCGATTTCGTGCAGTTCAACACCACGCGCATCGGGTACGCGATCCGGTCAGAGAAGCTGAGAAGCTGTCCCGGACTCGCCATCCAGGAGGATCGGAAGGTCACATGAAGGTCCACTTCCAGGTGATTTACTGCCACGGCGCGAGCATGCGCTGCGGCATCGAACTGCCCGAGCCGGTCACCAAGGCTGCGATTTGCGAGGTGGCCGGGGTGCTGATGCACAGCGCCGT